CCTAATAAGAATAAGAATAATAATAAGAAAGAGAATAATAATAATAATATATATAAAAGAATGGACAAATTTACAAATAAGGTTTTAGCAGAAGGATTAAAGTTTAAACCTATTGTTGATCCTAGTGTTTGTGATGACTTTATAGATTATTGGACAGAGTTTAATAAGTCCAAGACAAAGATGAAGTTTGAGTTGCAACAAACTTTTGATATTAGTAAAAGATTGAAAAGATGGTTAAGGAATGATTTTAATATGGGTAAAAATGAAAATGAAGTAGTTTCATGGAAGAAAGATACTACAGGTAAATTCATATTAGGATACTGTGCTTGTGGTAAAAGTGATTTCTATGAGCCATTTAATATTAATAAGCAAGACACAAAATGTTGTCATGGGAAAATTTTACCAAATAGGAACAAAGAAAGCATACAAGATATAAATGCACAAGCATAAATTAAAGTGGCACTCTCACTCAATGTTGTTGTCTGACTCACTCCAACATACCCTTACTCACTTGCCGATTGGGAGTGCTACTTTATGTTAGATGTGATTGGATATTATTTATGTTTTTTATTCATATTACAACCTATTGAGGAAATATATACTTGTAATAATCCTAATACGATAGGAGATGTACCACACTTTATTTGTAATTGGGAAGATAGTGACTTTAAAAGTCTGCCAAGTGGAGATAGAGTATTAAGAAGATATAGAAAGAAAGATAATTTTATAAAAAGATATTATAGGAACAAGTATTGGAAAAATGTGAGATATAGGTAATGATTTTTATTTTTACCTATGTTTTCTAGTCGAAAAGAAAATGGGGTGGTCAGGGAGCTTAATTGTAACTTGGTGCATAGCCACCCTGTTTTTAGGAGATCAAATGAACTATACTAAAATAGTAGTTTGGAGTGCTATA